GATCGCAGAGAGCATAAAGATAATTTTAATTTCGAATTAGTCGAAGAGAATACATTTGCAGATAAAACATGGCCAGTAGGACACCCTGTTGCAGGACAACCTGTAGTATTAAGAGATTATCAAGTTGACATTGTAAACAAGTTTTTAGAACATCCTCAATGTTTACAAGAAGTAGCAACAGGTGCTGGTAAGACACTTGTTACAGCCGTATTAAGTAAAAAGTGTGAACCATATGGTAGGACTATTGTTGTAGTTCCTAACAAAAGCCTAGTAAAACAAACAGAAGAAGACTATATAAACTTAGGACTTGATGTTGGCGTATATTATGGTGATCGAAAAGAACTTGGAAAAATGCATACAATTTGTACTTGGCAAAGTTTAAATATTTTACACAAGAAAACAAAAAAACAAGAAGCACCTTTTCCGTTGACAGATTTTATAGAGGATGTTATATGTATTATTATAGACGAAGTTCATCAGGCTAAAGCAGATGTTTTGAAAACACTGTTGACAGGGCCTTTTGCTGATATTCCGTTGCGTTGGGGACTAACTGGTACAATACCCAAAGATGAAGCAGACTTTACTAGTTTAAAAGCCAGTTTAGGACAAGTTGTAAATGCATTGTCAGCACATGAACTTCAAGAACAAGGAGTGCTAAGTAATTGTAATGTTAATATAGTACAGTTACAAGACACTTATGAATTTAATAATTATGCTAGTGAACTTAAACATCTAGTTACAGATCCAGATCGTATTAAGTTTATGAGTAAAATGTTTAAAGGTATAAATGAAAGTGGTAATACATTGATATTAGTTGATAGAATCAAAACAGGTCAAATATTACTGGATCATATTCCTGAAGCAGTTTTTATAAGTGGAGATACAGATGTTGATTCCAGAAAGGAACATTACGACGAAGTTAAAGAAGCACAAGGAAAGATTATCGTGGCCACATATGGTGTTGCTAGTGTCGGCATTAATATTCCACGTATATTTAATTTGGTCCTTGTTGAGCCTGGGAAATCATTTGTTAGGGTTATCCAGTCAATAGGAAGAGGAATCAGAAAAGCAGAAGATAAAGATCATGTAGAAATTTGGGATATTACTAGCAGTTGTAAGTATAGTAAAAGACATCTAACACAACGTAAGAAATTTTATAAAGAAGCACAATATCCATTTGCAATAGAGAAACTTAAATGGGAGAATAAATGAAAATTTTAACTAACGAAAATAAGCCATTTTCATTAAATGACTTGCCAGAAGTAATCGATGATATTAGGTATTGTGTATTAGATTGCACAGATCCTGATCACATGGATTTCTTTTTTATTCCACTAATATTTTTAGAAAGTTTTAGTGCCCCGGCAATAGTTATGAATATAGGCGGCAATGAAGTAACAATGCCAATAGACTGGAATATTTTAGCAGGAGATCCAGATCAAGGTATGTTAGAAATATTACCACTAACAAACTTAAATGATAGAGGTTTCCAAACACCTGTGTTTAATCCTCTAACAGGTTATATGGTAGATTATGCAGAAGTACAGATTACAAATATTTTTCAAGAAATAAAATGGTATTTTCCGAAACTAAAACATGGACATATTCTGTCAATGCCATTAACAGATAAACCTAATAGTCCATGTGCATATTTTGTTAAAGATACAAACCAAATACCAGATATTATTGATGTAGGACATTTATTATAATGGATTTGTTTAAAGACATAATTCCATCTGCAAACAAGAAAAGATTTGACTTGTATAGCAAAACTGATGATGAAGGCAAAAAGAAAATTGAACAAGAGTTCTGGATGCTACAACGTTGGATGAGTTGCCCAAGTAAATACAAAGAGCATTATATTGTGATGCTTAATGAACTAGTAAATGTAGATTGGAGTTGTGTTTCTAAGCACCCAGAGTTACGTTGGAAACTATTTGCATTGTGCGGCATAGGTGCAAATATGTCATACAAAGGTGAATGGGTAGGAACACCTAACTCTAAGAAAAAATTAAATAGCAAAGAAGAGTTTTTAGCAGAAGTATTTCCAACTATTAAAGATGACGAGTTGGATTTGTTGTTAAGTTTGAACACTGATGATGATCTAAAAGGACTTGCTACAGAATTGGGATATACAGATGAACAACTTAATGAACTTTTTGGAAAACGTAAACGTGGTAAACGAAAAACAGCATGAGTGTAAGTACTGTGGCAGAAGTTTTACTTCTGAAAGAACCATCAGTGTGCATATGTGCGAACAAAAACGTAGACACATGATGCAAAATGAAAAGTGGGTGCAACTTGGCTATCGTGCTTTTCAAAGATTTTATGACAAAGCAACGGCTACAAAACAACCTAAAACGTTTGATGAGTTTGCAAAAAGTCAATATTATATAGCATTTACTAAATTTGGCAAATTTAGTTATGATTTACAGGTGTTAAATTTTGTTGATTTTGTTGACTTTTTAATCGACTTTGGTGTAAAACTTGATGACTGGACAAAAAATGAAGCATATGTTTTATGGATAAAGCAGTATGTTAGAAAAGAAAGTTATGATGTTGCACTTGAAAGAAGTATCAAGTTTATGGAAAAATGGAGTAGAAACACTCACGAACATTGGACAGACTTTTTTAGGTTAGCAAACAACAATGAATTATCTTATTGGATTCAAACAGGCAGAGTAAGTCCTTGGGTTATTTTTGCTTGTGACTCTGGTAAAGAACGTTTAGGTACTTTTGAAGGCGAACATTTAAAACTTGTGTTAGATATGATATCGCCAAGATTTTGGACTGAAAGATTTGATAAAAATCCAGATGATGTAAAAGTATTAACAACAATATTAAAAGAAGCAGGATTGTAAGGAGAAAATTAATGAATAAGATTGTTACTAGTTTATGTAGGACTATTCCAGATTATCCAGAACCGGGTATAAATTTTTATGATTTGAATAGTGTATTTGCGAGTCCTGCATTTCACGTAATGGTAGAAAATCTAGCCAGACGTTTAGAAAGAGATAGTGACATTCATTATCCTACAAAAATTGTAGGTGTTGAAAGCAGAGGATTTGTTCTTGGTAGTGCAATAGCACAAGAAATGATGTTACCTTTTGTTATGATAAGAAAGAAAAATTCTAAATATCCTGGTAAAACTAGATCACAGAGTTATGAACTTGAATATGGAACTAATACCATTGAGTTACAAGAGGGTATACTAGGGCATACTAGTCGTGTTATTATTGCTGATGATTTAGTTGCAACCGGCGGTAGTTTATTAGCAAGTCAAAAGTTATGTGAAGATTTTGGTGCAACAGTTTTGGCAAATATTGCTATGTTAGATCTGTCTTATATAAGAACACCAGAAAAAGAACAACTTAAAAATTTAATAGTAATAGAAAAAGTACTTCCATTAATTGAAGAAAATAAAGAACAAAGTCTTGACAAACATGGCTGGGAATAGTATAATGAAAGAACATTTAATGGTGCAGGAACAAGTAGAAAACGTATGGCAACATATGGTTGGCGTTATGTGCTTGAATCTTACATACAGAAAACAGGTAAAAGAAGTATTGCCTAAACTGTTTAAAAGATATCCTAATCCAAAAGCATATTTGCGTGGACATTTGAAAACTCAGCAAAATATGTTGAAGCCTTTAGGTATGTGGAATGTAAGAGCAAAAAGAATTAGAAAGATGAGCGAACAGTTCTTAACCTGGGATTATCAAGAAGCAAGTGACTTGCATGGCATTGGTAAGTATGGTAGTGACAGTTACAAGATATTTTATAAAAATGAAATACCAAATGATGTGCAAGATAAAGAATTGAAAAAATATATTGAAAATTTAGAAAGCAATAATGAAGTTAAAACTACCTGATATTGATATAGATGTTGCAGACAGAAGCAAAGTTTTAGAAAACTTTGATAGTTTAAATGCTTCATTAGATGGCTTGAAGAAACATAACACTGGTGTATACTTCACTGATATACCAGTGAATCCAATTACTAATACTAGTAGCATAGATTATAAAGAAGCAGAAGATAGAGGATATTTTAAATTAGATATCCTAAATGTTTCGTTATATAAGGACATAAAATCCGAAGAACACTTAAATACATTATTAGGAAAGGAACCATTATGGGATCTACTTACAGAGCCAGAATTCAGCAATCAATTGTTTCACGTAGGAGAACACAGTTTAGTGTTACAGAAAACAAAGCCGAAGAACATAGAACAGTTGGCGGCAGTACTAGCAATGATAAGACCAGCCAAGAGGCATCTTATAGGGAAGTCATGGCCAGATATAATGAAAGAAGTATGGATAAAACCAAGTGATGGTGCATACTACTTTAAGAAAGCACACGCCGTTGCATATGCTCATGCTGTTGTTGTGCAAATGAATTTGATATGCGAGAACTTACAAAATGACTAAAACATATATACACGTTAATCAGCATAAAATCAGAGCCAATAAAAAGCATGGCACTGATGAGCCTGTGATAACTGTTAAAAAAGGCAAGAGCAATACTTACTGTCATGAAGTAAAAATAAATGGACCTAGTACAGTAATGTATGGAGGAAATGAAAAGCCTATATTATCTTGTGGTGCAAGGGTTGTTATTTCTACTGAAAGTGAAGTTGAGATAGTACGTTAATCTATTTTTCTTACAAGTTGAATACTTCTACGTTTGATACGTTTCTTAGCAATATTGTTAAGACTTATCACAGGACCAAAAATAAATTCCACATCTTTGGTAATCATATGACATAAGGAGTATTT